TACATGATGGAGGCTATATCCTCCTTGGGGTGGACAGGATACCAAGCGAACTTGGATTCCAAATCCTCAACAAGCTTCTCAAGTTTCTCTGAATGGAAACTAAGCGTATTGAGGGAGGTTGGTGTTTGCATGTTCAAAGAACGCTGGCATGCGAGCTGCTTTTGTGTCGGCAAACTGTGGAGCTTTGCCTTCATACATCAGCCGGTCGCTCGCATCCAGCCAGAATGTTTTGTCTAGGTGTTTGTCCGGTGAAGTTTTTAGGGGTTGTAGTACCCAAGATATAGTTGCCTTCCGAAGCTTATCCAAGCTAGCACTAGGACGAAGACCAAGCTCGGCACAAACCAAGCTATTAGTCGCCACGTGAATCTGTTCGTCTCTGGAAATGTCAGCTGATACTGTTCTAAGAGCTGCATCACCAAGAAAACGAAACATAGGCAATAAAACAAAGAATATAGCTCGCTCGGCCACAAGAGCTTTTGTGATAGTGTGGTCTGGGTGTGCAATCCAAGCATCTCTTATCCTCTTTGCCTCCGCTTCAGCAGCAAGATCAGCCCCATGGGATTCAACAATGAAACCCAGAGCGAGATCATGCTTAATCTCATCTTTAACGTTTGACTCAAGAAGTGTCCTCGCTGTGAGCGGGACTTCTTTCTCAAGACCTTGTGTAATAAATTCTCCAACTGGTAGCTCCATATGACGTATTGCGAGAGCACGTTTGATGGTTTCTTCAGCACCAGCTTTTACCTCCCCTTTGGTGGGTTTTACGGGAGTCCATGTTCTTTTTCTTTCTAATAATTTTGTATAAGGGTTCATTGTTGGCAGTCACATTCGATTTTGTTATCAAGAATACCATCCAAATAATCCTGTATGTCCGTGTCTCCAAGTGCTGCGTAAGCGTCAGACTTGTCTTGAACATCGCCCATAACTTGTAATGAATAGTACAAAGAGGTCTGTGGACTTTCAAGCCACTCCTCTATAAATGCCTCATTGTATGTAATCATGTCGCTCCAGCTGTTGAAGCTGTAGCCATGAAGCAATCCTGTCCTATCGAGCATCTTCATGATTTCGTCTGCTACACGCTTGTATGCGTCCCATCCTACTTCACTTGCTATCTCAACGTTACCATAGTTAACTCTATCCACTCCGAACTCGCCGGAGTCTCTGTCAACCATTCTAGCTATTGGTGGTGCTATCTCGGGTGTGCATGTAAAGCCGTCTAGGTCTTTACTGCGATAGCTGCAACTGGCAGTGGGTGCAATAGCGAACGCCCTTACCATGTTATTTTCTCTTGCAATCTGAGCTGCCTCAAAGATCGCATTGTTTAACGCCCAAGCGGCGCAGCCTGCTTCGTTGCTAGCGGAGTGGCCGAGGTTTACCAATCGAAGTGCTTCTCCGAATTTCTCGTACGTGATGTTGTATCGTCTGAGGAAGTTGGATAAACCGAGCACTCCAAGCCCCACCTGTCTGTCGACACTCGGGGTAAGGTACTCTCCAGATTCTCCAACACCTGTCCTTCCATGGAGATCACACAACTGGGACATAGCTGTAGTGAAAGCCTCTTGCAAGTCATCGAGTTCACAGGAACCGAGATTGACATGCTGTAACAAGCAAGTCCCACGTGAGGGCAAGTAAACTTCAAGACAGACGTTGCCGTAGATTCTGTTTCCTTCTGGGTCGAACTTGATTTTGTTGAGCCAGATGTCTCCTGATTTGATTCCATAAAGTAAAGCGTCCTTAGTGTCTTGGTCTGCAAACTTCCACATGTCATCGTCAATGTCGATGCAACGCTTGACCCAAGGCAGTTCTGATCTGGAAGCTGTAATAAAGTCCACCGCATCTGGGTGGCATAGGTCGAGGTGCAATACAATAGCACCATTTTTGTAAGCTCCACCTCTTCTCAAGGTTTCATTTAGAGCTGAATATATTTTGCCAAAGCTGACTGGGCCAGTAGCCACAAGTCCTTTGTCATTTGTATGACCGGCTGGTCTAAGCTTTGATAGGTGGATAGCGCAGCCAGCACCAAATCTTAGTGCATGACTTGCAAACCTCCAGCTAGCTTCGATGCCATTGTCACCTTCCATGCTGTCTTCGACAACAAAGGTTGTGCATGATACAGGCAGTCTCGATTGAGGATCGTCGATCCAAGACTGTACCCGTCCAGTGCGGGAGATAAAGTTAGACATTTTAAATAAAGTTTATTATGTTTTTTAGATTGTTTGCTAATATAAAGTTTTGTTTTTGTAAAGCAAGGAAGATTGTAATTACATCCTCCTTGTTTGTATCGTATCTTTCTCTGAGTTTAGTCTCAACTAACTTCAATTTGAACTCCTGTTCCAGAGTCAACTTGGTACTCGGGCGTAGGTGTCCAGAGTCTTGGTTCTTTTTTTCGGGAATCATAGTCCTCGTTTGTAAGTATTCTGGCTAGCCTTGCATTACAAAGAGCATCTTGTTCTGTCAACCCTTTGTCTTCAAAAGCTTTGACAACTGTAGCCCAGCTGTAGCCTTCTTTCTCGAAAAGAGTTGTTGCTCTCTTCACTCCAATCCCGGGAACTCCACTGTAGCCATCTGTCTGGTCGCCTGCTAGCGTCTGTATCAGATGCCACTTTGCACCCTCTTCTGGTGTGATCGTAGTGGTGTCTTCGAGATTGTATAGCTTGCCGGGTATCTGTCTCATGTCTTTGTCAGGAGAAACAATGATATTCCCTTCAAACTTGGTGGCATAGATGCCCATAGCATCATCGGCCTCCAGTTGGGGCATGACAACAACGTCATACTCAATTTTAAGTCCTGATATGACACGTTTGTATCCGCAGGGCTTCTTTCTGTTTCTGTGACCCTTGTAATCGGGGTAAATTTTTTTCCGAAAATTTTTAGAGTCACTGAAAAACAATGTTGGCTTCGCAAAAGAGCCAAATTGCATCTGTATGTTAGATATTTCACGTTTTACTGCACTATAGGCTTCTGAAAAGTTAGAAGTCACAAATATTACATCTTCTCCGTAGTCTATCTCTGTTTCGCAGGCTGCACAGCATTTGTATACTATGAAGTCCGCATCAATTAGTAGTTTCATGGTGGTTTAGTGTACGTCAGCCCAAGTGTACCCAATCTTAGCTTCTGCTGCGATGGGACATCTTAGATTGTAGTGTTCGCCTGCCATTTTGGCGGCTGTTTCGAGCCATCTTGCAAATTCTTCTGCAAATCTTGGATAACATTCGTAGTTTAGCTCGTCATGTACGAATGAGAGTTGGTGTCCGTCTGGTGGTAGACATTCATTCACAATCACCATCCATCTTTTGGCGATCGTCGCTGCGCTTCCCTGTAGGAGGTAATTGAGAAACTTATGCCCTTTGTCAACGCTGATACGCCTGCCGTCGATGGCGTTTGCATAACCACGTTTACTAGCTTTCTCACAAGCGAGTAGCAGATCTGCAAGACCCGGAATGGCAGCAATATAAGCCTTACGAATCTCTGCCCCTTTGACAGCAGCGGCTTTTTCGGACAATAACTTATCATAGCTGTATCCTAGTTTCGTATTACCGGCTCCATAAAGGAAGGCATAGGTAACGGTTTTAACTTGTCGACGGGTGATCCCAATTCTGTCGGCATTGGTTTGGTGAATATCCCCCGTAGTAAGTATTCGTTGATACCGGCCATTATCATACCTCGAAAGGTAATGAGCAAGCATACGGAGCTCGATACCACTAAGATCGGCACTAACCATTTGATAGGTAGGTGTGGCCCGGAATAGTTTTCTGAATCTTTCATCTGATGGTACTTGTGCTAAATTTGGTTTTCTGTGTGCACATCTGAATGTGCTGGTTGCAACTCCGCAGTGGTGATGTATACGATTACACGTCGTAGATAGCTTCTGCCATGCGTTCACGCCTTCCGAGATCATCCCCAATTTCTTGGTAATATCTAGACATTTCAGAAACAACAGGGCTGTCTCCGACCCAATATCTTTCAATACTGTCTCGTCTACAACCGGCTTTCCTGTGGCCGTTCTCTGTGTCGGTTTCCAGTTTTCGTGGGTCTGTAGTATCCATGCTATGTGGTCTCGTGAGGTGGGGTTAAGTTGTTTAAGTTTTGTGAAGGAAGATCCTTGTATGTATCCTTGTGTCCTGTTATTTCGCTTAGGAGTGAACACTGCTCCGGCAACGAAAGGGTGTTTCCCTCGTAGTAGCTCAGTAGCTTCTTCCAGTTCTCCTCGGAGAGCTTGCTCAAGTTCCCGTGCAGAGCTTTCATCAAAATACCATCCATGATCTTCTTGTTTTTGTAGTATGTGTGCGACCTGATGTTCTAGTTGTACCCAGTCAGGTAAGGGTGGAAATGTTGGCATAATTTATTTGTAACAATAACGTCTTGTTCGCAATAGTCCTCCATCTCCTTGCTCCATGCTGACCAGTCGGCAGTCTGTCCAAAGTTCCCTTTGTATTCTCCCAACCTGTGGCCATAGGACTCCAAAGAGTGGCGACCATAGAGTTTTGGTGGCATACCGTCAATCCTTGCCTTGCGGTCTACCTCTAGCATATCGGGGTGGTACAACCTCGACAGCAATAGCGTATCTATAACTCTACCCTGTGGTTCAAAGAACGGGTAGACTTTCTTTATCATCGGTATGTCAAAGCCAATGATGTTGTGTCCAATAATTGTGTCAGCCTCCATGAGATACGTAACACCTCGGCTGATTGGATCTGCTGATCCTGTGTCGTTGTATCTGGCAGTCTCACCTGTCTCATAGTCAAGTGTGACTAAGCAGTGCAGCTCAACGTCCTCTTGACTTAGAGGTGTTGTTTCCAGATCGAACAGGAGGGTAATAGGTTTTGTCTCTGAATTTTGCACGTCTTTTCTGTTGTTTTGTTGGTGGGTTTGGTCTAAAAATCTGTAGCTGGGTTGAACTCAACTGTGTCTTCGGGTTTAGTTTCATAAAATTGGCATGTAGATAGGTCATAGCTCAGTGTGGTAGCAACTCCAACCTCTCCTGAGAAACGGTTTTTAAGCACTCGCAAAGTTGTAAGGTTAGCATTAGCTTCCCCTTGTTGATCTCTTTCCAGTGCGATGACGCTATCGCTGAGTTGAGCGATCGAATGAGATCCTCGTAGTTGGCCGAGAGAAACTCGTCCCCCTTCTTCGTGTGAATTACTGTCACTGTTTGTTCTCCGTAGGTGTGATACTAAAAATAGTGCGATACCTGTACGTTCAACTAATGATCTGAGCTTCGTCATTGTTGAGTCTATCATACGTCTTTCATCGCCGTCAAGACCACTTAATAATATAGAAAGATGGTCAAGAAATATAATACGGCACTCCAGTCCACTGGCAAGGTACTCGATCCTGTTGTAAATAACATCTGGGTCAAAGCTACCAAAGCCATCAAACAGAAAAACATTCCACTTTGCAAGAGTATCAGCAAAAGCAGACTCGAGTTCTTCTTTGTCATGTTCTCCGATGTGATATGGTTTACCAACGGCTGCGGACATAAGCCCAAGTGCCGTACGTTTGTTGTTTGCTTCAAGCTCAAGAATACCAACTGTCTCACCTTTCTGTGCAAGATCAGCTGCAATAGCCCTGACCAGTGAAGTCTTACCACTACCTGACCCAGCTGTAAGAGTGGTTAGCTCTCCGTATCTGATGCCATGTAGTTTATCATTGAGCCCCATGAATGGGTACTCGTGGTCACAGGTTTTGGTAGGCTCTGTGACTAGCGACATGAGGTTTTTGCCATCTACGATACCGTCTGGCCTGTATGGCTTGGCATCCCATATCGCTCTTCTTATTGCGTCTTTGTCGTCAGCTTGGAGTGCATCGCTTGCATCTTTGTAAGCATCGAGTCTAGCAATCTTAACCCTACCGGCTGGTAATATACTCGTGGCAGATTCAATGGCCTCACGCCCTGCGTCGTCGTTGTCGAAGAAGAGGACGATCTCTTGGTAGCCTTGCAAGAAGGGTATGGCTTTCTGCAAGTCTTTCTTGGCTGCTGCCGCACCATGAGGTAAGCTGACCATGGGCCAACCTGACATAACTTCGTAACAAGAGGCAGCATCTAGTTCGCCCTCAGTAATAACAATTCGTTTACCAGAATCTGGAAATAGGTGTTGACCAAATAGTGTTCCTGTAGATTCGCCTTCGTAATGGAAGTCTTTTGATTTAGTTTTAATTTTGAAACCAGCAAGCCTTCCATCGTCTGTATAATATGGGAAACGTAGGGTGTTACCATATCTGTAGATTCGGTAGAAGCTGTTTGTTGCTTCGCTGATTCTTCGCTTGTTGAGCTGCTCGGCTTGACCGAGGAAGTTTGCTCTGTCATTATTCATTCTGGGTGTATAGTTGTCCCCGTCCGCCGGGGTGTACGTCTGGCACGCAAAGCAGTAAGCGTGGCCGTCAGAGTAACGGGAGTTAGCATCTGACGAACCACAGTTGTTACATGGTTCATGTGCCACAAATTCTGATTCTGTGTTCATCTTAACCAATCAATGGGGATTGCGTGTACTGCCGCCCACTTGATGTTGTGTTTCTCACACCACTGGGCGTATGTGGTTTTGGATTTCTTACTGATCTTGTTGAAGGGTGCTTGAAAGACCATACGTATATCAAGATGTGGGTTGTCACGAATGACGGCCTTGATCTTACGTCTGTCTTCGGCATCCCAATAACCTTTGGTCTCGAGCATGATACCGTTGAGCAGTACGAAATCAGGATTGTAGTTGTGCTGTATGGTATAAGGAACTTGCTCGCCCTCATACACATACTTGCAACCAACTGTATCTAGTAGATCAGCAACACTGACCTCTAGCTTTGACTTAAATTTAGAAGTCTTCTTCTTCGTCAATGCTATCCTCATCAGCAGGCTCAGGTGCTGTAGCTTTTGCAACAAAGCCTTCAGTCTTACCAAATAAGTCTGCAACTTCTTTGTCGTCCATGCTGTCTGCATCAACCCCAGCTGCATTGCCTGCAATCTCGACAACCTGTACACCAACTAGCTTGAGTGAACTACCATAAGTAACTCCATCTTTCAAGATGTATGGCTTCTGGAAAAAGCCTAGCTTTACAGTTGAGCCACCGTAGATAGGTGTCTTTGCATCTGTAACTGGTGTGCCTTCTGTGTCGACAACTGGTGGTTTCTTGTCCTCTCCCCATGAGAACTTGATCTTGAACTTACCATCAGCTACCTCTTCCCATGGTGTAGGCTTGAGTGTAGCTCTCTTTGGGTTCTTCAACTTAGACTCTGCCCATTTAAGAACAGCTTGTCTCTCTGTTTCAAGTGCGTCAATGATACTTGTACCCACAATAGCTGCGAGTGAGTATCCGAACTTGCCGGGTTCTAGTATAGCTTGGAAGCCTTCTAGTTTGATAGCGTCTGTGACGTGTACGTTTTTGCTCATATTAACAAAAGAAATAAGTGGATTCGATAACCGACTCTGGCTGTAGGTCGCCAATGATCGGTGGTTCAGTCTCTGCCTGTATCTGGTCGGCAAAGGTCTGGAGATAATCATGCTCTGCAAACAGAATCATGTATGTCTCCCTAATTATAGCAGATAATTTATCCATATCGCAACATCTGCTTAACACACTGTCATGAATTAGTGCGATTGGCTGATCGAAGCTACGCACAGCGAGGTGTAGCAGTGATGCGTCCAGACTATGGATGAGGTTAGGTGCAGTAGCAGCCTTGTGCCTGTTGATGTCAACCTCCTTCCCGTCTTCTACTGCGACGGATAGATCACAACGACCTAGTAGCTGTAGCTGGATGCGTTCAACCTTCTTCTTGAAGTAACGCTGTCTAACCACAAAGCCCGAAGGGGTCGTCCATTCCACATACTCTTCACCACGTTTGATAGTCTTACCGATCTCAGTCTCGATCCATCTCATAACTGACATTGGCCCGGGCACAACTGCCCCCATAGCCGAACGAACTGATGTAACGATCTGAGTCAGGTCATCTTTATCAACCTCGACACCCTTCTCTTTGAGAGCGTCTTTGATATAAGACCTATTAGAATATGGTTTAGCATTATATGGTATGGTCATAACTGTACGTTTGACACACTTTCTGTCCCACACACCTCGTACAGCCTCAGGTATGTATGGCTTTGACACATCTGCAATGACTCTGTACGCATCTTGTGGTCTGTCAGATGGTACAACATTTACGAGAAGTGCTGTGGTTCTATCCCTTGCCAAGCCTGCTAGTATCTGCAAACCAGAACAGGTGGCATCGGT